GGATTTAATTTGGTGCCAAAATTTAGTCTCTTCTTTAAACATTTTTCAGGCTAATTTTCAGGCTAAGTGGTGCTTAATATTAGTCACCTATTTTCTTTAAAACTTTACCCATATTCCAAGTTTCAGACTTAACCGTAAACACCAATCTATGAGATTCTCTATGACCTATAATTTTATTTTCAAGCATTTGAAATGAAGTAACATCATAAAATTTACCATCTGGTAAACAAACTTGCACTCTTGCATCTTGAGCTGCAGGAGACACTAACATCTTATCTAATACTTGACTTAATAACTTTCCATTCATTCGTGCTTGAAATATATCCTATATTTTATATATTTCAACCATGGGAGTTCCAAAAAGATTAACCGATAAGCAATTAAAGTTTGCCAACTTAATTATAGCCCACGAAGGTAGAAAAACTGCAACTGAGTGTGCCGTCTTAGCAGGCTATGATGAAGAGTCTGCTCACGTAACTGCTAGTAGATTACAAAACCCAAAAAAATATCCTTTAGTGGTTGAGTACATAGGTGAAAGAAGATCTGAAATGTTGAAAAAATATGACATAAGTTTTAACGGACACATGGTAGAGTTAGGTAAACTTAGAGATGAGTTTAGAGAAAACAAAGCCTGGACTGCTGCAGGTAATATGGAAGTTTCACGTGGAAAAGCAGCTGGATATTATAACAATCAACAGATTCACCTACACAAACATGAAGGTTTGAGCCAAGAAGAAATAGATAAAAAGGTTGTAGAAGCCTTGGAACACTACCAACCAATTATAGATAGAAATGCTGAAGTAGTTACAGACGAGTTATCTTCTTCACCCAATGTCGAGGAATCATCGTCCGATCCCCAAACGTAATTCCATCTTCATCTTTATCGTATGATGCAAATATTTTTATATGATTTTTTGTTTTTTCGTATAGCCAACCCTCGTTCACTGGTCTAGCTAATTTCATTTTATCGAATTCTTTTTCATTAGCCCATCCAGAATCAGATACACAATCAACCCATTCAACTCTAACTTTGTGGAATGGTATGTCAGGTGTTGTTTCAGTGAGTGCAGCTTTTCTTCTTTTCTTAGGCATATCACCTTATACACCCTATAAATCTTTTCTCTAGGGACATTTTTTACAAAAAACAATTTCCATACGCGCGCTCCGGGAACTTGAAAAGTGAGTGTTTATGCGGATTGTAACATCTGTAACATTGGGTTGTTACAATCTAATCTTAAATAAATGTTGATAATTAATGTTTATTTACAATTGTAACATTGTAACGCCTGTAACATGGTTTTGAAAATAAAAAAAATATTTTTTTGTTCTAAAAAAAAGTTCTATACGACACAAATAGTTTAGAACTATTCTAAACTAGAGTAGTATTGCCCAACTCTTGCCAACCATTTGTACTTATACTGCCTAAATTCATCATCTGATACCTCAAATTTTTGAAAATAACCATCTTTTGAACACATTAATATAACACCTGCGCGTATTGCAGTGCTGTAAGTAAAATCATGAGCCATAGCATATGCAGCTAATTGAATAAAATAATCCTCAATCCATTCTCTCTTTTTTGGTTTGTTAGTTTGTTTGAAATCAACAATACTTTCTAAATTATCATACACACCAACAACATCAGTTTGCCCTGCATATAAATCTGGATACCATACAGTCACCTCAGAGCCCCATATTTCACTTAAATACCCTTTTAGACCCTCCTCTATGACTTTTTCAGCCATCATCGTTGCTTGTTGCCCTATGTCCGTTAAATCGGCATGTTTTTCACCTAATAGATAGTGCTCTAACAATGTATGCATTGCGGTTCCTCTAGCAGCTGCTTGGTCCTTGATCCTCGTAGCCTCTTCCTTGCCTATTTTAGCTTGCCAATTGGCTAATGAATCTTGCTTTTCTTTGGTCTGTGTTTGTGATAATATAGTTGTTACAGATGGTAATTTTTGGTTATCTACTGCGTAGTGTCTTCGACCCATGACTAACTCTCTTTGACTCTTTGGGTAAGTAAATTTTTTATTCCAAATTATTTCTTTACCAATGTTATGGTACTCTTCTATGTCTTTATCATCCATCATAATCTATTAAACTATTTGTTTTTTTAATTTTATAATTAGCTATGTTAATTACTTTAGCTTTAATCTTTTCTTTACCAAGCATCGAGTAATGTTTAATAATTTTATTTATGTCTTCTATCTTTACATGAGCATAGGGTTGAATCAACAAAGAAACATAGTACGCATCTCTTGATTGACATCTCCAACGCCATTGTTTTTTCCATCCAACTGTATATGGAGTCTTGTATCTTTTTTCGTTAAGGGTTCCACATCCTAATAAATTGTGCATCCAAGCCAAAACAGATTTATCCGTCATAGATATTTCCATCCTAATCGACCAGGTAGGGTATGGCTTTTTATTATTTTTTCTTTGTCTGGGGTATTGTTTGTATTGAATATTGCCCTCACCATCAAACAAACCTGCAATGTATGCTGCATCAGCTTCGCTAATCATATCTTATATGCTTGTAATTCTTTTAATTTTTCTTGCGCATCGACAATCTGTTGAAGAAGTTTATCTATTTCTTCTATGTGTTGTGGATGTTCTCCGATACCCACAGAGTGATCTAAATAAATTTTTATAGTTGCATCAGCAGAAGATATCTGGGCATTGTACTTATCTTCTAATGCACTAATCAGTGCTAATCTTAGACTCATAATCTGCTCCTTTATATATCGCATCTAACTTTGCTTGTTGTTCTTTAATAGTTTTACCTGCTCTTCGGCAAGCATCTTGTAAAATTTTCTTTTGTTTCTCTAGATCCTCAATGCGTCGTGTGAGATCCAGAGGTCCCCGATCCTCGATCATCTATATCCTCCTCTACTTCATTTAAGTCGTGATCAAATTGTTCGTTAATGTATTCGTCTTCCAAGTAAATCTCACCCTGACTATTACAAAAATCACAATCAGCCCATTGTTCGTCATAAGCTTGTTCGTAAGGAACTTTTACAAATCCATTACCTTTACAAACATTACATATAACTTTTTCTTTGGGCATCTTCTCTCCTTTCTTGTCTTTCAATTGCTAATTTCATTTTATCTAAAACATATTCTGGTTCGTATTCAGCATAGTTACAGACCATAAAAAAATTAGAAGTAGGATTTAAAAACCAAGATCGAGCAGCATCAATTGCATTACGTCCATCCATATTTTTAAACTTATCCTTCACAGCATCATCCGCAGCTAGACTCAAGACAGCTCTCCACAGTTTAAGTTCTGGTGGAGCTGCCAAGAAATCATCCTTTGTTCTTAGCCTTTGCCAGTTTGCCATTCATCTTCTCAACTTTTTCATTTACTAAGATATTAACAGTCTGGGCTCTTGATACGATTGTGTTGGGCACTATGACCCTTCTCAAACTGTCAAGTTTAGTATATGTATCATTTGATAGAGATACATTTTTATATTTGCTAAAGTCTGTCATGTATTATAACCTTTCTTTGTACATATAATGTAGGATATCCTATTAAAATTTAAAGGGGCTGTCAATGAAATTTTTACTGACTTTAATAATGTGTTCTGGAATCTCAGGTGTGGGTTGTATGCCACCATACGTTACAGATCAAAAATTTAGTAACCTATATGATTGTTTAGAATTTGGATACACCATGTCGGTAAATAAAATAAGAGAAATAGGCCCAGAAGAAATAAACAAAAATCTTATACATATAAAGTTTTATTGTTCTCCTGTTCAGGAAACTTAATTCCAAATACAGCCATAAAAATACCCGCTGCCATCATTCATAACGTGTGCGTTTAAACTGTCGCTGTATGTGGTTAATTTTAATCTTAATATATCACAAAGATCAAATAAATTTTCTTGACCCATGTATAACTTCATACTTGCCATCATCTCTTTTGTGACCGGTATGAGACTGTACATCCCGTCGTTTAGTATTATTAAGTCCATTTGATAACTCCTTCACTTTCTTGTACCAAAGATCTTTGTATTTTTGATCTTTAGTTTTATTCCACATAATGGCTAGATCATCTATTTCTCTTTGGCTCATCTTCCGTTATGTTTCAATTGTCTCTTTCTATGTTTGTTTAATCTTTTTGTATGTCGACCTGGACGTTTCTTTGGTTTTGGTCTTGGTACAAAAGTTGTAAACTTACGTTTTGCCATGTTGTTTTATATATTCTTTATCGCTTTCTGATAGCTGTATATATCTTATACAACCATTTAC